CCAGTACTACGTTTGTGGTTATAAGGGTTCTTCACCTTATGACGCAGGAATATTCTACTGCCCTTACGTTCCACTACAGATGGTACGTGCAGTCGGAGAGAACTCCTTCCAGCCAAAAATTGGATTTAAGACAAGGTATGGCCTTGTTGCTAACCCATTCGCTGAAGGTACTACTCAAGGACTCGGTGGACTTCTTGCTAACCAGAACCGCTACTATCGTCGCGTTGCTGTTAAGAACCTTATGTAAGAAGAAAGGATATATATCCTTTACTCAAAGACCTCCTCTTGTAGGAGGTCTTTTTTTATGCTATAATATCTGAGTTGGTAAGGGCAGTGCGTGCTCGTAAGTCCCCCCGATGATACAATGGGCCTGAGTATAAGCAGGATATGTATCCCCAACTGCGCCATTCCCCTTCGGTAGGTTCAGGATTGGCGGCGATAGGAACCTACCACCCTAAATTATTTCCTATGAAAAAGATTGCAGTAGTTGGTGGTGGTAATGCTGGATGCTTTACAGCATTATATTGTGGATGGTATGGAAGACAATCAGAGTATGAAATAGAATTAATATACAATCCAGAAATACCACCAGAAAGAGTTGGTCAAGCAACAGTAATAGAACCTCCTGGATTATTGTGGGGATCTACTGGATTTAATTGGTACAATAATAAAATAAATGCTACTTTTAAAAGTGGAATATTATATGAAGGGTGGGGTAAAGTAAATAATAAGGTTTATCATTCATTTCCTCCAGATAGAATGTCTATGCATTTTTGTCCTTGGGAAATGCAAAAGAGTATTTTAAATTCTGGACATTTTAAAGTTAAAGAGAGTGATGTATTAGATCTTGATACAATAGATTCTGATTACATTTTTGATTGTAGAGGTAAACCAGATAGTTTTGAAAATTATGAAGAATTAAAGAATCCTACAAATGCATGTATTCTAGGAAAACCAAAATGGGATACTACAAGAAAACCTTGGAGTAGACACGTTGCAACTCCAGATGGATGGACCTTTGTTATTCCTACACATAAGAAATCACCATCACATGATTATTGTGTTGGGTATTGTTATAATTCAGATTTACTTACTGTAGAACAGGCTAAAAATAATTTTTTAGATATGTTTAAGGTTGAAATAACAAAAGATGTAACTTATACCAATTATGTTGCAAAAGATCCTATAGTTGATGATCGGATTTGTTTGAATGGTAATAGATTATTCTTTTTAGAACCAATGGAATCATCATCAACACAAGCATATATTGAAATGGTTAGAGCAGTTTTTGAATATCTTTTACCAGGTATATGCGATCAAAAGGAAGTTGTTACAGATATTAAAGGATATATAAAAGAACTTCAAAATTTTGTACTTTGGCATTATCAATTTGGATCAAAGTATGATACACCATTTTGGAATTATGCTGCTTCATTGTATTTTCAAGATGATGATTTTGATAGATTTTTACATCATGCTCAAAAGAGTAATTGGAATGATGTGTTACCACAGTTCTATGGTGGATGTACTGGAGATGAATTATATGGTCAATGGCCAGCATATTCATTTAAAACTTGGTATGAAGGAATGAATACAAAACTAAATATATAAGGAGACCTGCTTTCTACCATGTTCTGTAAAAATAAGATGAGTCTAGAAGACCGTCAAAAATTTAAATTAAAAATGCTTCATCGCTATGAAGATGCATTGGAGGTAAGACTTGCTGGAATAAAAGCAGCAAAAGCAAAACTGGAAGAACAGATGAGTAGAGATGAGAACTAATGGGAACAAGACCTTCACAACTTGAGAATAGAAATTTTTTAGCACCTATAGGTTTTAAGTTTAACCTAAGGAGAAGTCCTGGTGTTGCATTTTTTTGTAATCAAGCAAATATTCCAGATTTAAATCTTGGTGTTGCAATACAAGCAAATCCACTTAGAGATCTTCCAATCCCTGGAGATAAGATTGAGTTTGGTGATTTAAATTTAAGATTTTTAGTTGATGAAGATCTTAAAAATTATATGGAAATTCAGAATTGGATAAGAGGACTTGGTTATCCAGAAAGCACTCAACAATTTGATAAACTTGAAAAGGAAGGTGCTACAGTACTTCCTAGACAATATAAACAAATGGGAGATCAGATTTATTCTGATGGGACACTACAAATTTTAAGTAGTAATATGGTAGCAAAGTTCAATGTTAATTTTAAAGAGTTATGGCCTTATGCATTGACAACTTTGAATTTTGATGCTACAGATACAGATATAGAATACTTTACAGCAGATGTAGCTTTCAAGTATACTATGTACAATTTAACTGATACTTCAAATAATGCTTTATGATTGATCTGGAGACTCTCCAGAAGATGTGGGAAGAAGATTCGAAAATAGATCCTGATAATCTACATACTGAATCATTGAATATACCATCTCTTCATGCAAAATATTTTGATTTATATAATACAATATTCCTCTTGAGAAAGAAAGCAGAACAGCAGAGGAAGAATATCCGTCATGAACGGTATGAGTATTTTAGTGGGAAAGCAGACCCAGAGGTATATGTAGAGAATCCTTTTCCAAAGAAGATAAGGGATAAAGATACTATGCAGAAGTATCTGGATGCAGATGAAAAGTTATCTAACACTTGCCTAAAGATAGATTATTATGATACAATGTTAGTATATCTAGAAAGCATTCTTAAAGTGATACAGAATAGGACTTATCAGATTAAGAATGCTATTGAATTTATGAGATTTAATGCGGGGTTAGGATGATGAGTGAATATTCTGGTTATGTACAAAAATTAAAAGAAGAAGGTACATTAAATTATTTTTATGTTTATGCATATCTTCGTACAGATGGAACTCCTTATTACATAGGTAAAGGTCAAGGATATAGAATCCATGATAAGTATGGCCATATATTACCACCTAAAGATAGAAGAGTAAAAATTAAGGAAAACCTTTTTGAAGATGAAGCATTAGAATTAGAAGCAGAACTAATTTTAAAGTATGGAAGAAAAAAATATGATAAAGGTGGAATTTTATATAACGATTCTATAGGTGGTGAGGGAAGAACTGTCTGGAGAACACTAGAAGAAAAGAAAAAATCAAAGAGTGAATCTGATAAAAGATATAGAGAAAATCCAAAATATAGAGAAGGATTGCTTCAACGAAAAAAAGAATATCATGAAAAACATAAAGAAGAACGCAATCGCAAAATGCGAGAATTGAGAGCAACTCCAGAAGGCAAAGCAAAAAAAGCGGCTACGGATAAAAGATATAGAGAAGAAGTAGTAAAAAAAGATCCTATAAAATTAGAAAGACGTAGAAGAATGGCAAGAGAAAATGCCATGAAAAACTCAAGACTAAAAGGAGTAAAACCAAAAGAAGAGTGTGGTAGAAAATTTAAAGTTGTTAGTCCAGAAGGAAAAGTTTATGAAGGTATCCAATGCAAACCTTTTGCTGAAGAACACAATTTAGATCCAGTGTGTTTTACTGCTATGGTCAGAGGAGATATAAATCATCATAATGGATGGACTGTTTATGGTTTTAAACCACCAGAAGGGAAAAAACAAAGAAGTAATGGTGGTTACTTTCCAACTCGTATAAAAAATAATAAGCAATATTCATTCAAAATGATAGATCCTCAAGGTAATATACATGAGGGATTTAACCAACGTGAATTTGCCGAAAAACATGGATTAAATTACAAATATCTTAATAAGGTATTACTAGGGCAAAGAAAGATTTGTCATGGAGGATGGAAATTGGGTTGACAATACCCAATAAATAACTCTAGATGCATGGAATAGGTGATTGACACATCGGCGAATGTTGTCATCGGAAAAGCAAATGAAGTTTTCCTACAGATAAACGCTGAGCCACACATTCAGTATGAACTAAGAGATCACTTTACCTTTCAGGTTGAGGGTGCTAAGTTCATGCCTCAGTATAGAAAGAGGAACTGGAATGGTGAGATTCATCTATTTGATTTAAGATCAAAGAGAATTTATATTGGATTATTACATAGAATTATTGATTTCTGCCATAAGCACGATTACACATATAAATTTGTAGATAATGAATACTATGGTCCTCCCTTTGAAGTTAATGAGGGAATATCATATGAAGGTGTTAAAGATTACATGAAGTCTATATGTAGTCACCCTCCCAGGAAGTATCAAATAGAGGGAGTATACGATGCCTTAAGACATAATAGAAAGCTATTGATATCTCCCACTGCATCCGGCAAATCGCTGATGATTTACTCTCTAGTAAGATACTACACTGATAAGCGCGAAAAAATATTGCTAGTTGTTCCCACGACATCTCTTGTAGAGCAGATGTACAAAGATTTCCAGGATTACGGTTGGGATTCTGAGTCATATTGTCACCGTATATATTCGGGCAAAGAAAAAACAAATGAATATCCAGTCACTATTACTACATGGCAATCTGTATATAAATTACCTCGTTCATTTTTTGAAGATTATAATGTAGTTATAGGAGATGAAGCACATCTCTTTAAGAGTAAGTCCTTAGTATCTATAATGACTAAATTAGAACATGCTAAGTATCGTTATGGATTTACTGGAACATTAGATGGTACACAAACTCATAAATGGGTACTAGAAGGATTGTTTGGTCCAGCATATAAAGTAACAAGAACTGATGAATTGATGAAACAAGGACATCTTTCTAAATTAGATATTCAATGTCTTGTGTTAAAACATCCAGAGCAAAAATTTGAAACTTATGAAGATGAACTTCAATATTTAATTTCTCATGAGCAGAGAAATAGGTTTATAACAAACTTGACATTGGATTTAAAAGGTAATAGTCTAGTACTATACAGTAGGGTAGAAACCCACGGTGCAATACTTTACGATCTAATAAATACTAATAAGCAAGGTAATAGAAAGGTATTTTTCGTCCACGGTGGGGTCGATACTGAGGAAAGAGAATTAATACGTGAAATAACTGAGCAAGAAAAAAACGCAATTATCGTAGCTTCTTATGGTACTTTCTCTACCGGAATTAATATTAAGAACCTCCATAATATTATTTTTGCCTCTCCTTCGAAATCAAGGATTAGAAATCTCCAGTCCATTGGTAGAGTTCTCAGAAAGGGAACGAACAAAACTAAAGCAATTTTATACGATATTGCCGATGATTGTTCTTATAAAGCCCGAAAAAATTATACCTTAAATCACCTCATAGAACGAATTAAAATTTACAATGAAGAAAATTTTAATTATGAAATAATCACTATACAGTTAAAGAAATAATGGAAGACGATTTTTACGCAACAATAAAATTTAAAAACGGAGAAGAGATTTTTGCGCGAGTAGCAGCCTCCGAAGAAGAAGATCGTACAATGCTAGTAATTCATAATCCGATTACTGCAGTTGAAATAAAGCAAAGAGGACAAATGGTTGGATATAAAGTAGAACCTTGGTTAAAGACTACTAGAGAAGATATGTTTATTATTAATATGGATAATGTTCTTACAATGTCTGAATCATCTGATGTTCATATGATAACTATGTTCCAACAATTTGTACAAGATCAAGCAAGAGATAATAGAAATCAACCAAAGTTAAGTAGAAAAATGGGATATATTTCTAGTGTTAATGATGCTAAAGATATTTTAGAAAAACTTTATAGATTAGATAAGAATAAAGAAAGTAGCTAAGCCCTATCCTAGAAACCCAACAGAGTTATTATAATGAGAATTTAAGGACTTGTCAACTGTTTGTAGAGATGTTATAATTTCTACATAATAGTGATAAAGACCCATGATAAAGACAGGAACTATGGCAAAGAGAAAACGGTCTGAACACTATGTAAATAATAAAGAATTTCTTGCTGCTCTTGTTAAGTATAGAGAAGATTGTGAGATTGCTGAAATAAAAGGAAATCCAAGACCAGTCATACCTCGATACATTGGTGACTGTTTTTTAAAGATTGCTAATCATCTATCTTTTAAACCTAACTTCGTAAACTATATGTTTAAGGAGGATATGATCTCTGATGGAATTGAAAATTGTGTTCAGTATATAAAGAATTTTGATCCGGCAAAATCTTCTAATCCATTTGCTTATTTTACTCAAATTATTCATTATGCTTTTCTTCGTAGGATACAAAGAGAAAAGCGTCAATTAGAGATTAAGAATAAGATACTTGAACGGTCTGGATATGATGAGGTATTTTATGATGATGGTGATGGAAATGCTGCAGACTATAATCAAATTAAGGATGCTGTACATTCTAAGTTGAGATACTGATGAAGATTACACAAAAGATTATCGATGATCTAGAGAAAGCACTAGACATGCGAAAGAAGAGTGGTGATCAAATTTGGGAAGATGGTGATGAAATCTCTGTGAATATAGCAGGAACTTTTGCTGGAGATAAATTCATTACTTTAACGAATAATACCAAGAATCCTGTTGTTTCTGCAGAACCTCATCCTAATTTTGATTATGAGAAGAATGAGTGGAAAGAAGGTTTTGGTAGAAGATGAAAGTTGCTATAATTACAGACCAGCACTTTGGTGCGAGGAAAAATTCAAAGCATTTTCACGATTACTTTCTGAGGTTTTACAATGATATATTTTTTCCGACTATTGAGAAAGCAGGTATTACGACCATTGTTGATATGGGCGATACCTTCGATAGCAGAAAGGGTATCGACTTTTCATCTTTATCCTGGGCAAAAAATAATTATTACGATAGGTTAGCAGATATGGGGTGTACTATCCACACTATAGTGGGTAATCACACTGCATATTATAAGAATACTAATGATGTCAATGCTGTAGATCTACTACTTCGTGAGTATGAGAATGTATACACGTATTCTGAAGCAACTGAGATAAAGTTAGATAAGTTGGGTGTTCTTCTTATACCTTGGATTAATTCTGAGAATGAAGAGCAAACATTGAAGATGATTAATAAGTCAAAATCTTCTATGGCGATGGGTCATCTTGAGTGTAAGGGATTTAGAATTCATCGTGGATATGTAATGGAACAGGGTATTGATGTTGATCTTTTTGATAAGTTTGATAAAGTATTTTCTGGACATTATCATACTCGATCTGATGATGGAAGATTATTTTACTTAGGAAATCCTTATGAGATGTTCTGGAATGATCTAGCAGATACTAGAGGGTTTCATATTTTTGATACGGAGACCTTAGAGCATAGTCCTATAGATAATCCTTATCGAATGTTCTATACTATTTTTTATGAGGATGATAATTATCAGACATTTGATACTCGTGAATATGAGGATAAAATTGTAAAGGTTATTGTTCGTAAAAAGACAAGTTCTAGAAAATTTGAAAAATTTATCGATAAGTTGTATAATAGTAATGTGTATGAATTGAAGGTGGTAGAGAATTTTCAACTCCAAGAGAGTGAAAATTTTGAAGCTTTTGAATCTGAGGATACTCTTTCTATTCTCAATAGGTATATTGAGGAGTCTGAAATGTCTCTTGATAAATCAAGAATACAGGAAGTAATTAAGAAAGTTTATCAGGAGGCATGTGAGTTAGTTTAATGTATATTCTAACAATTCATGGTAAAGAAAATGAAGGTGCATACTCTGTTGAGGATGATAATGGGAAGCATGTTCTCTATATCTTTCAAGAGGAAGATGATGCAACTCGTTATGCTATGCAGTTAGAAGATAATGATTACCCTGAAATGCATGTAATTGAAGTTGAACCTGATATGATGATAGGAGTTTGCGAACAGCACGGTTATGAGTATACTGTTATTACTCCTAATGACATTGTAATACCACCAAAACATAGTCAAAATGATTTTATTTGAAAAAGTCAGATGGAAGAACTTTCTTTCAACTGGTAATCAATATTCTGAAATTAGTTTTCAAGATCATGCAACCACATTAATTGTGGGAGTGAATGGTAGTGGAAAGAGTACTGTATTAGATGCACTTACTTTTAGTTTATTTGGTAAACCATTTCGTAAAATTAATAAAGGTCAGTTAATAAATTCTACTAATGAAAAGGATTGTAGAGTTGAGTTAGAGTTTTCTATTGGAACTATTAGGTGGAAAGTAGTAAGAGGAATAAAACCAAATTTATTTGAAATTTATAGAGATGATAAGTTATTAGATCAGTCTCATAATGCTAATGATCAGCAGAAGTGGTTAGAGCAGAATGTGATCAAGATGAACTATAAATCTTTCACTCAGATTGTAGTTCTTGGTAGTAGTACCTTTGTTCCCTTTATGCAATTAACTGCTACTAATCGTAGAGAGGTTATTGAGGATTTACTTGATATTAAAATCTTCTCTTCTATGAATAATCTGATAAGGGAACGGATACGTCAGAATAAAGAGGAGATTAAAGTTTATGAACTTAAGAAAGAATCTCTCAATGATAAAGTTATGATGCAAGAAAGATTTATGGAGGAGATAGAAAGTCGTGGTAAAGAAAATATAAAAGATAAAGAAGGTAAGATTAAAGAGTTATCAGTAGAAATTGATACTCATATAGAGCATAATCAGATACTAGAATCTAATGTTGAAGACCTTACGAAAGAACAAGAAACTTTAATAGGTGCTTCAGAAAAGTTATTAAAACTAAACACATTAAAGGGAAAAATCTCTCATAATGTATCGTCTATAACCAAAGAGCATAAGTTTTTCACAGACAATACGGTATGTCCCACATGCACCCAATCAATCGAGGAGGAGTTTAGAATAAATAAAATCGCTGACGCTCAAACTAAAGCAAAGGAGTTGCAATCTGGTTTTAAAAAACTGGAAGAGACAATTAAACAGGAACAAGAGCGAGAGCGTCAATTCACGACCTTAAGTAAGGAGATTACTAAATTAACGCATGGCATTTCTAAAAACAATACTCGCATCTCTGGGTGTCAACGACAAGTCGGAGATCTGGAATCGGAAGTTCAGGAACTTACCACCCAACTTGCAAATAGAAATACTGAGCATGACAAGTTAGAAACCTTTAAGGAGAATCTCCAGGAGACCTATGACGAATTAGTCTCTCGTAAAGACACAAACAAGTATTATAACTTCACCTACGGACTATTGAAGGATGGAGGAGTTAAATCTAAAATCATCAAGAAGTATCTACCGCTGATAAATCAGCAAGTAAACCGTTATCTACAGATGATGGACTTCTACATAAATTTTACTCTTGATGAGGAGTTTAACGAAACTGTTCAGTCCCCAATACATGAGGATTTTTCTTATGCGTCTTTTAGTGAAGGTGAAAAGCAAAGAATCGATTTAGCACTTCTCTTCACATGGAGGGAAGTTGCTAAGTTTAAGAATTCAGTCTCGACCAACTTAATGATATTGGATGAAGTATTTGATAGTTCACTAGATGGACAAGGGACGGAAGAATTTTTAAAGATTATCCGATACGTAATCAAAGATGCTAATATCTTTGTTATATCCCATAAGAATGGGATGGAAGATAAATTTGAAAATGTTTTGAAATTTGAAAAACTTAAAGGATTCAGCAGGATGGTATTATGATGAAAAATCGCACGGTAGGAATCGTTGGTAATGGATTTGTAGGAAATGCCGTTTACCAGAACTTAAGAGATAAAGTAAAATGTAAAGTATTTGATGTAGATAAGAATAGAGCACTCAATACTTTAGAAGAAGTTATACAAGAGGATTTTATTTTTGTTTGTCTTCCAACTCCTATGAGGATGGATGGAAGTTGTGATTTGTCTATTCTTGATAAATTCTTTGAAGATCTACCAGATCATTTAACAGGAACCTTTGTTATTAAATCTACTGTTCCCGTTGGTACAACAAAGAAATATACTGAAAGGCATAATGTAATTCATAACCCAGAGTTCCTTACTGCAAGGAATGCTATAGAAGATTATGCTAAAGCAGAAAGGAATGTAGTTGGTGGAGACAAGGAACTATGTACTGATTTCATATGTTTCTTTGAAGCATGTTTCCCTAAGATTCCAAGTGTAGTTGTTTCTTCTGATGAGAGTGAAGCAATTAAATATTTCTCTAATGTATTCCTTGCATATAAGGTAGCATACTTTAATAAGATATATGATTTCTGTCAGACATCAGGAATGGATTATAATAATGTAAGAAAGGGTGTTACTGGAGATAGTAGAATAGGTAAGTCACATACTCAAGTTCCAGGTATAGATAATGATAGAGGATTTGGTGGAACGTGTTTCCCTAAAGACCTTAATTCATTAATCACACAGTTTGAAGAACGTGGTGTTAACTGTGATATGTTGAAAGAGGTGTGGATGTATAATGAAGAAATTAGAACAGTTATTGATTGGCCAGTGACATGAAAGTATTAGTAACAGGACATACGGGATTTATTGGTAGGCATGTTTTTGCTGATTGGCAAAATCTTGGTTATGAAGTAGATGGTATAGATCATCCAGATGATGTTGGTGATTTTAATGGGGGTGATTATGAACTTGTAATTCATCTTGCTGCATGGGCAGATATACGTGAGAGTTTAGATAAACCAGAAGCGTATTATAATAATAATGTTGTTAAGGCAAAAAATTTGTTTAATTGGTGTAGAGATTATAATGTTCGTCTTCTCTATGCTTCTTCAAGTGCAGTAGATGATAACTACTGGGAAAATCCTTATGCTATGAGTAAATGGATTAATGAACAGATGGCTCCACCAAATAGCGTAGGAATGCGCTTCACAACGGTCTATGGTCCTGATGTTCGGGATAATATGATGTATGGATTATTGAGAGATAAAAAAGCAAAATATGTAACTAATCATAGGAGGGATTGGATTCATGTTGAGGATGTATGTAGTGCTATTAGGTATCTTGCTCCTAGTACTGTCTGTGGACCTGTTCCTATTGGGTTCGGGGAATCAATACCTGTACGCAAATTAGCAGAAGCATTTGGTCAAGGACATCTTCCGGTTGAGAATGATACTCCAGGAGAAGCGGAGGATAATGTTGCAGATATTTCTATTATGATGAGTACTGGGTGGACTCCAAGAATTAATATTTTAGATACTGTAGATGCCCACCTATAGACAGACCGTACAATCTTTTCCAAATCCAAGAAAGAGATTTCTTTTCGTTCATATACCAAGAACTGCTGGTAGATTTTTGGAAGAGAATTTTTTGGATAATGGATTTGAACCAGAGCAAAAGATTTGGAAGAGTATTGGTGGAATAGAGATTGCTCATTTTGATAGATCGTTATATGAGAGGCACTTTGATATAAAAGGTATTCCTCATTTTACTATTGTAAGAAATCCTATTGATAGATTTTTTGGATGTTCTATTTTCTTGAAGAGAATGTATGGAGATGACATACAAGAATTGATGGAGGATGAAATGATGTTCTACCAAATGTTACAGAACTTCCCTTTGTCACAAGCAGTTAATTGGTTTAGACCGCAAGTAGATTTTCTTACAAGTGAAACTAATATATGGAAATTTGAAGATGGATTTGGTGATGATTTTTCTGATTGGTTAAGTGATGTATTGGATGTTAAATTTACTATAAAGGAAATTGATCCCAATAACGTTAAGAATATTAACAGGCAGAAACTCTCTTTAGAGTATCTGGATCCAGACCATAAGGATAAGAAGCTTGACAGGAGTGCTAAACTGGTAAATAATATCATGACCCTTTACGAGAAGGACATTGAAACGCTCTATCCCGAATTGGCAACACCATTCGAAGAAGGAACCTAAACGGACCTTAAGACCGCAAGCACTGCGATCTGCAAAAGCAAGAGTAAAACACTTTAAAAAGTGTTACAAAGATCGTCTAAAGGGCGATTTTTTATTATGTTTGATTTAAATCCGATTTTAGAAATTAAAGAAGAAGTTTTACAGGGATCAATTATCTATTACATTGATGATTTTTATTTGTATCCAGAGGAAGTTGAAGAATACTTATTTGATCCAGAAACACCTTTACATAAGATAGAAGAAAAACCATCATATAATAATATTCATTTTGAAGATAGAAGACTTATTAAAGAAGATGAAAGAATTAATTCTGTGGTTGATTTTTTAAGTCAAATATGCGACCAACAACCAGATACTTATGATATAGTAACAAATATGCAAAGATTCTCTGATCATGATTTTAATGATTATAAGAATTGTGTTTGGTGGCCACACCAAGATACTGGTTACAATGGTATAGTTTACTTTAGTGATGAATGCGGAACTAATTTATATTCTATAGATACTACTGATGAATTACCCAATGCTCCAGAGCATTATAAGCCATGGAGACTAAGAGAAAATTATGAAATTTTAAAAACTCTTGAACCAAAGTATAATAGATTAGTTTTGTTTGATGGATTTAAGTTTCCTCATGGGGTTGATATTTGCAATGATCGTTACTGTGGTGAAGAGTATAGAAAAAATCAAGTGTTCTTTTTTCAACGTTAAGAAATGTTACAGTACCGTTTGTTTCGACCTCCTCTACTTTACAATAGGACTATCAAACGAAAACAGAGATGGCAGTTCAGCAAGAAATCAAGTCCCAACTAGCAAAGTTG